CTTTCGTTTTTCTACGTCTTGCCCGCTTCTCGCTTGGTTGATCCGAAGCTTTACGCTCCGGTCGGTCCGGTCGGACCAGTGGGGCCAGTGGGGCCAGTACCGCCGGTTGCTCCAGTGGAGCCCGGGGTCTGAACCATCACGAGACGAACGCGAGCGATACCAGGACCGGTGCCCGAATCATCGAAGCGTGCACCCGGGAGAGCAACAGCTTTCGCCGAATCCGTATCGACACGAACGTCTCCAAGATCGCTTCCGTCTGCCGGAACCCCGGTAGTGAAACGAACGTAGACAGCTCCGCCAAGTGTCCAGGTCTGCTCACATTGAACGTAAACGAAACCCTGTTCCACGATCGAAACTGCATCTCCGATCGCATATTCGTTTCCGAGGGTGTCAGCGTTCCCGCCGGTTCCCGCCGTGGTGACAACGGGCATACGACCTGGATCCCAGATCGCAAATCCGAAGCCAGTTCCAGTGACTTCACCGGTTCCAGTGGGGAGCTTGCACTTGTCCTGATCTGTACCTGACATCGAAACAAACTTGCCGGCTTTGATCGTGACGCCTGCTGCCTTGCTCCGAATCATCGAAGGAACGCCACCCTTCGCGAAAGCGAGCATTCCCAACCGACGATCGGTCGGAGACTGTGAATATGCGGTTTGCATGATCTTTTTCCTTTGCTTTGTTTTTGAACGTCTTTGCCCGCTACTCGTTTAAACGAACGCTTCCGTTAGTTGGAGCGGACTTCCTTGGAAACGGCAAGTGGCTTGCTGGCAGCTTCCCGGTTATCTTTGCGCATCTTCGCTTGCGCTTTCTCGGGGTCCGGATCGTTGGCATCTTGCTCCAGATCGCTACCATCTTTGCGGTTGTCGTTCTTCTGATCGTTCGCGCGTCGGAGCATGTCTTCCGCTGCGCTGGTGCCAGGAGAAGCGCAACGCGCATCACAATAAGCCGTGATGTAGACGTCGTCTTTCCCGTCAGCCTTGAAGGTGGGCTCCACCTTCGTGATCATCGCGATACGAAGATCACGATCCTTGATCCCGTCGCACTTGTATTCCTTGCCGAGCAAGGCAACCGCGCTGTTCTCGAGGTTGATCCGTGCGGTTGCTTCCTCGCGCGCTTTCGCGGGAGCAGCATCCAACGAAGTCTGCAATTCCTTTTGCTTCGCGATGGCAGCATCTCGCTCCGCGGTCACGGTCGCAAGTTGCTTGGCGGTTTGCTCCGCTGCATCCGCGCGCGCCTTGTCCGCCGCATCCTTCGCGGCAATCTTCTGCAAGAGGTTGGTGTGTTCCGAAGAGCCAACCTTCACAGTGTACGATTGGCCATCGAAGTGGATCGTGATCTCGTTCATGGTGTCTTTCCTTTGCTGTTCTACGACTTGGTTACCTTTGCTATCGAGACGCATGCTCGTTTCCGAACCTTGTCGTCCCCAACCTTCTGGGCCAATCGCTACATGGTTGTAGCGAATGTTTCTCTGTACTGCGTCGTACTTCTCTCCAGTTGGTGTCTGCCCGGGGGCATCTTCCACCCACAGCTGATACCCACATGAAACTTCTTTGAGCTGCCGTGCTTCGATGCTTGCGATTGCATCCGCTTGGGAGATCACAAGTTTGGCGAGAACACCATCCTTGTGATTGGTAGGCTCTCCAGACACGTGGCCAACTGCATATTGATCCCAGTTGCCTGGAGTCACTAACCCAGGTGGATGAAGCACAGTGACCGTGCGATCACGAAGGGTGCTGATTGAGTCCGCCGCTTGGACTTCCTCCGGGGGGCGGTACTCCTTGACTTCGTTCCCAGCTGCATCGTGGTACATGAACACCCCGGTTCGTGTCACCACAGCATCGATGCGAAGAGAACCGTCTGGAAGTCGCTCGGTCTTGTCCAGCCGGTATGTGTCGCGGCGAGTAACAATGCGTGCCCCCGCGGGTGGGTCCCCACCATCGAATCGCACGGCCAGACGTATGGTCACATCTGGTAACGTATCGTAGGGCTAGAAAAGGGTCAAGTCTTTCGCCTAGATGTCATCCAGCAAGGGAATTCTAGGCACAGGAACACACCTACAATTGATGGCTTCCCCAGGGTGAACCAGCTCCCCGTCAACCTCGGGTGGGTCGTCCCACCCATGGGTGGTGCCGTCTAAAACCTGGTGGCTATCCCTAACCTTTTCATCTTCCGACGTGCTCCAGACATATTCCTCCACCCCGGCGGATGTCTGGGCTATCTGGTGAGCTTGTGCGTTAATCTTGAGGGTTTGATCTCGCGCGATCAGCTCAGCTCTAGATTCACCAACATCTAGGATGTCTTGCACCTTCGGAGCTAGATCCTCATGACGCACGTTGAAAGCGTTGGCGTTCTGAAGTAGCTCATTCAGCTTCTGGGCTTGCTCCGCCCCCAGGTTCTTGATCAGCGCGATGTTTCGATCGCGAAACTCTTGGAGCATGTGCTCTCTACCCGGCATCACGGCGGGAACCTTGACCACCTTGCGCATGTAGCCAACCGCCTTGCCTACCACGCGGTTGCCGAGACCTTCGATAAAGTCTCCCAGCTTCGAGTTCTCCAATAGCTGTTGATAGGTGGCCGTGAAAAGCTCCACTGCATCCGCTCGAAGATCATCGCGTCGGATCTTGTGCAGGTGGAATTGCGAGTGAACGAAACCACTCCAAAGATTCCAGAAGGCGTTGATCTTGGCCGTGTACATGACCCGCTCGGTCCGCGGAAGTTTTGGCTTCGCGCGTTGCACCAGAGCTAGAGCGGGCTTCTTCTGCCGCCCGAGAATTCGAAAGAGCTTACTCGCCGCCATTGGCCGGCGGTTTCTCTGGGGGCACACCAGCCGGCGGTTTCTGTCCTGGTGCTGGCGGAGCCCCACCCGGGAGCTGTGGCGCGGGCTTCGGTTCAGAGAAGAAGCTCTTACCCACCGTGCCTAGAATTTCCTCGGCTTGCTCCGTCGAAATAGGGAAGGCTGCCACCAGCATCGCAATCCCTGTATCGCGCGGGATCTCTTTGGTCGCCACAGCAAGCACGATCTGGAGCATGCTCGCAATCTGGGTTCCGTTGAGCGCGGTTGCTTGATCCTTGTCTTGCGCGTTCGGATCGGCTGCCGTGATCTTCGCTGTGAAGTCAGCGCTTGACGTTGCCTCATCCAAATCCAGCACACGTTGGCGCGCGGCAACGTTGATCTTGGTGGCTCCAGGATCCTCCCCACCAAACCTAGACACAGCAACTTCTTCCGGTGTTGCCACTTCATCCGTGATGTAAACGTGATCAGTGTCCGCTTCCAGCTTTCCAATCTCCGCACGTTCCTTCGCGGTCGGGCTCCAGAGCGGATGCCACTTGATATCCAGCTTGGAAAGGTCTTGCCCTTTCAGCGGCGAACCTTCTGCACCCAAGATCATCTTCAGTAGCTGCATGATGCGCGGTTGCAAGGTTTGCTTTTGCTCCGATGCGATGCGCGCGAAGAACCAACGGAGATCACTATCCCCCGTTGCGTTTAAACCAGCAGGGCTCTCCCCCAAGAGAACCGTGACAGGTATCTCCGCTGCGCTTGCTACTCGCTTGAGGGAGCGATCACTCAAGTCTGCGAGCCCGGCAAAGTTGGTGGTCATGCGTTCGAATTCTTCTTTATCCTTGTCAATCAGAATCGACCGCGCGACGGACCTAGTAATATCCATCATCTGAACGCGAGCCTTAAGATCATTGCCCTTGGTGCCAGCAACCATGCTCCAGAGATTGGAGATCTTGAACACTCCCTGATTGGCATCACTCACCAGCAATTCGATCGCCTTCCAAACGTTGCCATCCGAGCGGAGTTCATCGTAGGCAACCTGGAGCACGGAATAGTCCCACCCATTGACCTCACGCTTGGCTAGTGCTTCTGTGCGCGCACCAGGGAACAGGATCAAACGGGACTCGTGTATCACGCCAATCTTCGCGCTAATCCCTGAGAAAGCGAACAGCATATAGGTTTCGGGTTGACCCACCTTCGGGCCCGTTTCGTACCAGGTGTAGGGTTGGAGAAAGCGACGATCCACGAATCGGATCGACATAATGTTTTTGGGCGGACCGATCAGCGGTTGGGCAGGGATCGCACCATCATCAGTGATAGCCCAGATCGCTCCGCCACCAAAGAGCCTGGACCAGATCCACGAATCCGTGATGAGCTGAGGGAGCGCGAAGGGCTCCAGGTAGTCAGCGGCTTTCTTCAACACATCTGCATCAAAACCCTGGAGGCAATATCCCTCGCGCATCGCTTCGCGCGGGTAGATGTTCACGATCTTCTGTGCCACGTGATCGTGCGTGTAGAGTGCCGCCAGTTCCTGATCGAAGATGCGACACCCAGAGAGAAACGCTCCCTGCATCGTCTTGTCTCGGCTGGTTCCGAAACCCAGTGCCACGTTCGTCCACGAATCGACGCGGGCCGCAATCTCTTCACCCAACGAAAACACCCGAGCTAGAGCACTTGTCATGCTGACAGTGTACTACATCCCAAAGTGCTTGTGCAACGCTGACTCCCAAGTGCCGTCAGATTGCTCGTTTCGCATCGCACTCATAGCAGCCGCAAAG